CAGCCGCTCGTCCTCGTCGGGTGCGTCCGAGTCGGCGAAGCCCTTCGTGCGACGGTACGCCTCATCGGAGATGACGAGGCGATCGTGAGCGTCGTCCGCTGCGGCGCCCCGGTCGGGATGCGTGACCAGCGCGCTCGGGTCGAACCAGACCATGTACCGGTCTGCGTCCTGCACGCCCATCGCTTCGAGGACCGGTCGCAGGTAGCCGAGCGTGAGGGCCTGCACGAGCAGGATCGCCCGAGGCTCCACATGCGCCGAGTACGTCTGCTCGTCGACCTGCCAGGCCGTCCAGTGATTCACGTCGGCCATGCCCAGCAGGATCTCCGGTGGCACGTCGAGCCCGTTCGCGATGCGACCGATGAGCTCCTTGCGCTGCTCGCCTGCGACCTTGTCGATCTCCCGCTTGAACTCGATGAGCTCGACAGCTGCGAGGTCGTCGCGGTCGCCTCGCAGGAGGAACGGCACGACCTGTGCTGCGGAGCCGACGAGGTCCTGGCGGATGCCAGCAGAGAAGTGCTCGAGCAGATCCGCCGAGAGCGGGTCGAGGTTCGCGTTCCCGGCGTTCTCGCCGTCGTTCACGTCGGCCGGTCCGTCGCTGCCCTCCGACGGGACCAGGAGGATGCCAGCTGGGATGCGAGAGAGCGCCGTCGCCCGGATCATCTTCGACAGGATCTGCAGCTCGTCGCAGAGATCGAGGACCGCTCGCAGCGGCGAGTCGGCCACCGACGAGAAGCGTGGGTGACGCTGCCAGATGCGGAGCACGAACGCGTCGGGTCCCAGCGGGATCAGCTTGTCGCCCGTGTCGCCTGGGGCGAAGCGCAGCGCCCAGCCTCGCCCGTCGGGTGCGGCCACGAGCTCGTCGATGGACACAATGTCCCACCGCTCGACGGGCTCGGCGCCCGGGTGCGGTGGGTTCATCCAGCCGACGAGGTACGACTCGCCGACGACGAAGTCGTTGATGCCCCACTCGCGCTGGATCTCGGGGAGGCCTCCCTCCGGCGACTGGATGCGGAGCAGGGCCTGCTCTGCGGCGGCGGCCTCGACCGGTGGGGCGACAGGCTGGCCGTCCTCGTCGGTGGCGGTGACGGGCACGGGCTCGCTGTGCGCGTCGGGCTGCACGGCGACGTAGAGGCGGAGCTTCGACAGGGCGTTCCCGATGAACCGGGCTGCGTAGCGGATCTCGCCGATCTCGTCGTAGTACCGATACGCCTCCCGCTGCCAGACATCGCCGGAAGTGTCGGTGCGCTTCTTCTGCGCGGCTTCGGCTTCGATGCGGCGAGCGGAGGCGACCAGAGCGGAGCTGCCTCGCATCGGCGAGCGGTGCCGCTGCGCCTGCTCCACGAGCGCCTTGCGGTGCAGCTCACGGTAGAACAGCGACTCCTGTGGGGACTCAGGCATGGAGGGCTCCTGCTGCGCCTACAGCGGCGGACACGGCGAGCACCTGCGCTGCCGGGTCCCAACGGTCGGGTGCGACACGGCGAGCGGTCACGACGCCGAGCGCGATCCAGAAGCCGACGCACCAGTAGCACTCGACGAGCTCGCCGAGGCGGGCCCGGAGGTTCGCTGCGCGCCCTGGCCTCTCGGACCAGCGGAGCAGAGCGGTGCGAGGCGCCTCGGCGATCGAGTCGTCGACCACGAGTCGGGTGAGGCGAAACGCGGCTGCTGCGTCGATGACCAGCGTGCTCACCGCTCGGCGGACATGCCACCGAGCGACAGGGCCCGGCCACGGTTGCGGCCACGAGGGCGACCGGCGGCGGGCTGCTTCGACCCGGCGATGGCCTCCTCGACCTCTGCCTTGCTCGCCCGGTCGCTGAGCCCGTGCTCCGGGTTCAGCTCTTCCAGCTGCGCCAGCAGCTCGGCCTTGGTCGCCATCACGCCTCCGTGCCCTCGACGTCCTCACGCATCGCCTCGGCTGCTGCTCGGCTGCTGAGCCCGAGGGCGAGCATCGCCCACACCTCGTCGCTCACCATACGCAGCCGAAGGGCCACGATCGTGAGCAGCGTCAGCGCCACCGCAGCGGCCAGGACGACCACGGAGCGGAGCCTAACCCAGCGGACGCTCCGTGGAAAGAACCTCGTGCTGGCGACCTAGACCCCGGTGCCGTCCCAGCTCGGGTCGGCGAGCTCGACGCCCTCGTAGAAGCGGTGGTGCCCGAAGGGCGTGAGGCCCTCCTCCTCGAGCAGCAGCAGCGCCTGGTACTGGCCTCCAGGGTTCACGAACACAGCCGAGCAGTTGTCGCTGCGGTCGCTGCGGTCGTCCTCGGCCATCCACCACGCAGCGTCGTCCCCGAGCGCCTCCCTGGCGAGCTGCAGCGCGCTGTGGATCTCCTCGTCGGTCGCTGAGGCTTGGATGCCGACGTGCCGCACCCGCTCGCCCACGGTCGGTTCTGGCGGTGGCGGCAGCTCGGCGGCGAGGTCGTGCAGGAGCTCGCCGATCATCTCGACAGCCTCGAGGGCTGCCCGGTCGTCGCCGATCGGGATCTGCGCCACGGCCTCCTGGGCGGCAGCGATAGCTGGGTGGGTGCTCATCGGTTCCTCCAGAGCTCGTCGTAGCAGTTGCGGTGCATGGTCGGGTCGTCCTCGTGTGGCGTGCCGTAGCAGGCGGCGATCGAGTCGGCGTCGCGTGCCGTGCCCGTGCCCGCCCACTTCGGGTCGTGCGGGTCGAGGGCTTCGTCGCAGACCCTGCAGGCGCCGTTGGCTGCGCTGGCAGCTCCGGCGGCGAGCTCGAGGGCGAGGAGGTCGGCGTCGTTGCTCGGGTCGATCATCGGGTCGCCTCCGCCACTCGGGTGAGGAGCGCGTCGTCGAAGAGGGTCATGCCCCAGCCGTCGGTCATGGTCACGCGCCGTCCGTCGCCGAACAGGTCCTGGGTGGCCTCGGCGAGCGGGTGGAACGCGGCGACCGTCTTGCGCCCGGCACCGGTCTCGATGACGTCGCCGATGGCGAGCTCTCGGCCGGGCACCAGCTCAGCGCCTGCGCTCCTCATCGGGTCGCCTCTTCCCAGCTGAGCTCGCCATCGCTCCGCACCGTCAGCGTGCCCAGCGAGCGGCCACCGCCAGCAGGCGTCAGCGCGAACGCTGCGACGATCTCGTGGACGTCGGCCGGGTCGATGTCCGGTCGTCCGCCTCGGTCACGGAGCCGCTCGACCAGGACCCTCGGGTCGACCGGATGGAGGTGGGCGAGCATGTCGGCGTCCTCGCAGAGCTCGTAGTACCGCTCCGAGGCGCTCATCGGGTCGCCTGCGCTGCCCGGAGGGTGCCCTGGCGGTCGGTGCCGTTGGCGTCGCCGTAGGCGGCGATCAGGGCGTCGGCGTCGTGGCGAGCTGCGTCCCAGGCTGCGGTCGCCTGGCGGCGGGCCTCCTGGTGGGTGCCGGTGGCGGCGAGTGCCGTGGCGGTCTGCTCGGTGGCGACGATGGCGGCTGCCACGTCCTGGGCGGTGGGTGCTGCGGTGTTGGTCATGTGGATGTTCTAGCGCAGGCTGGCCTGCCGATCCAGTCCATCCGGTGCCACCCTCGCAAGCCCTACGGACGCCAGGGCTCCACGACCGCTCGCTCTACCGCTTCCCGCAGTTGCAGCCCTTGCGCTTCACCGTCCAGATGCCGTCGCCCTCCACCTCGACCTGCCACAGCCTCGCCGACGGCGTCTCCACACCAACCGCCGTCCCCGACTTCAGCAGCTGCCCGCGATGGTCGTGGACTCGCACCAGCCCGTCGCCGATCGTGAGCCGCACCCCAGTCCACGACTGCGTGCCCGCATCGACCGTCGCGTTGCGGACCACCAGATTCTCCACCGCCATCACAGCCTCCTCTGACCGGTCAGCTCTCGGATCGACGTCTGCGTGACGCCTCTGTTACCCGGCGACGAGCGTACTCCCCGACCCGAGCGGCTACGGAGAAGCTCGAAGGCGTGAACGATCGCGTCGACCTGATCGTCGTGCGGCCCGGCAGGGAACGCCTCGAGCTCGTCGAGCAGCGCGTGGTTCCAGTCGCCTCGCAGGAGCTGCACCCTGCCTCGCTCAGCGTCGGCTGCCAGCGACTCGGCGCGCACCTCCTTCGAGCCGGTCGGCCGGATCGACTCGACCCTCGAGATGCCCTTCAGGAGCTTGCGGTAGTGCTCGACCTGCGACTTCCCGGCGGAGCCCGGCTCCTGCTCGATGCCGACGACTCGCAGAGCGTCCTCGGTGGCGAGCTGCTCGATGCGTTCCTCCACTCGCCCAGGCGACTCTCGGAACCGTGCCATGTGCAGCACCGTCTTGGTGCCGTCAGCTGCGACCGACACGAGGGCACCCGCGGTCCAGTCCGGGTCCGGGTTCGCGTCGGAGGGCTCGGTGGCGGCGAGGTCCCAGGCCCGCACCGTCTGCTTCGCCGGTGGCGCCTCGTCGACGATCGGGAACCAGGCCCGCTGGAACACCTCCCCGGCGTCCTCGAGGAGCTCGGCGTGCAGCTCCTGGCGTCCGAGCCTCGTGCCCTCGTACCGGTCGACGACCTGCTTGCGGTAGGCCGGAGCGAGGTTGTGGAGGTTGTCGTAGGTCGAGCCCTTCGTGACATGCACGGCGTCGTCGGCGAGGAGCTCGAGGATCAGCGGCATGCGCTTCGGTGTGCCCGTGACGCAGAG